ATTAACAACGGCGGCGGTAGCATGACAACCACTAATAACGATCGTGAAATCATGTTTGGAAATGGCTACCGTCAAAAGGCATCGTCAGGATTCAATACAGAGCGCAGGGAGTTTAATATTTCTTACGCCGGATCTGATTACAGGAATGTTAAAGCATTCATTTCAGATCACAGATTGAAGCCGTTTTTGTGGAAGATGCCGGATGGTAATTATGGGTTATTTACCGTTAAGACCGGAACAGTGGCAATGACTCCAATCAGCCCAACCATTCAGGAAGTCAAAGCAGTTTTCACGGAAGAATTTACTTCCATGCGTTAAAACTAAAGCCGCCTTGTGCGGCTTTTTTATTGCGTCTATAATGGCGATACAATTTACAGGAGGAACATATTATGGCAGAAACAAAAAATAATTTTGAAAACTGCTTACAGTCGCTTTACCCTGGCGAAATTATAACGCTGGTTGAAGTTGACGGATCTAAATTTGGATCTAACGTTTATCGGTTTCATTCTGAAAATATCGCGTATACGCCGGAGGAATTAATGCAAGCGCGTGAAACTGGAATATTGCCGCCGAAAGATATTATTTTTCGTGGTGATGTTTACGGGGCGCGGCCTTTCGGAATTAGCGGGATCGGATTTACCAGTAATGGCAAGGCAGAGAAACCACAATTATCATTATCCAATCTTGATGGAAGGGTTGCGGCATTAATCAGATCCTATAATGGGATGATGCAAGCAAAAGTGACAATTTGGATTACCCAAGCTGATTTATTGGGTGAGAATGGTGCTGTTGAGGACGGCGCATATAGAAAGTTGGTTTATTATATTGAGCGTCCGAATTTTGTTAATAGGGACGTTGCACGATTCGATCTCACGTCGCCTTATGATATGGATGGAATTATGATCCCTTCTCGCCTTACTCAAAGCGTTTGTTATTGGGCGCAACGTGGATGGTATAGAAGCGGTAAAGGTTGCGGATATAACGGATCGGCAATGTTCGATAAAGATAACAATCCTGTTTCAGATCCTAGTCAAGATTTTTGCGCCGGAACGGTAACGGCTTGCAAATTGCGTTTTGGGCCTGAAAATGAATTAGATTTCGGCGGAGCGGCTGTTGCTTCACTGTTGAGGAAAAATCAATGATTAACGCAAAGATTAAACTTGAAATTATGCGTCATGCTAATGATGAATATCCGCGTGAATGTTGCGGTGTTATCACGCAAAAAAGCAGGGTGCAAAAATATCACCGCATTACCAATGTGCATAAAGATCCAGAAAATCATTTCGAAATGGATGCTGTAGAATACGCTGAGTCGCTCGACGCTGGCGAGTTAATTGCGGTAGTGCATTCCCACACTGGCGACGGAGCGACAACGATACCTAGCGCACACGACACCTGTATTTGTGATGAAATGGGTGTGTCATGGGTTATAGTTTCTATACCGGAAGGGGATATGAGGATTGTAGAGCCAGCAACTAGGCCGCTGATTGGTCGCCCATGGTCGCTTGGATCATATGATTGTTGGGGGCTGGTTATGGCCTGGCATAAAGAGCAAGGCGTGATCCTGAATGATTTCCGTAAGTCGTATGAATGGTGGAAGCCTGAACATGGTGAAAATCTTTATCATGACAATTACCTAAAAGAAGGTTTTATAGAAACTGGTGAACCTCCTAAGCCTGGCGATATGATCATAATGCAGTTACAATCTCCAGTATGGAACCACGCCGGAATTTATTTAGGAAACAACCAATTGCTTCATCATGCTTTTGGTAAATTGTCGCGAGTTGATTTATATTCCGGCTGGTATCAGGAGCACACAACAATGATTTGCCGACATAAGGATCTGAAAAATGAATAATGTTATCAACATTAAATTATCCGGCTCATTAGGTCGCCGCTTTGGTGTTTTCCATAAATACGCAGTTGAGAGCTGGCCTGAATGCGTTAGGGCGCTATCAAGCCAGGTTGAAGGATTTAAAGACTTCATGCAAAGCGAAGTTGGATCAAGAATGAAATTTGCTATTTTCGTTGATGGTAAAAACGTGAGCATTCACAATGATAAGGAATGGAAATGCGCTAAAGAGATCAGAATTATTCCAGTGCCAACCGGATCGAAAAGCGGAGGATTATTTCAGATAGTAGTTGGTGCTGTAATGATGGTTGCAGCATTTTATACCGGAGGCGCATCGCTTGCTCTTATGGGTACTTTTGCCTCATCTGCATTTATGATGGGTGGCGCAATGGTTCTTAGTGGAGTTATGCAAATGATTTCACCTCAGCAGGGAGGGATGCGAATGGAATCAGGAAGCGCAGAAAATAAGCCGTCTTACGCTTTTGGAGGGGCTATTAATACAACTGCGGCTGGTTATCCTTATCCGGTTCCTTATGGTTATAGAAGCGTTGGTGGAGCTATATTATCGGCTGCCTCATATGCAGAGGATAAAGTTTAAATTACATAACCCGCCGTTGCGCGGGTTTTTTGTTGCATGTACAATGACGGAACGTTAATAGCACAAAAGGTTAAACTTCATGAATAAAAATGTGATAACGGGGAGCAAGGGCGGTTCTTCTAAGCCGCATGTACCTCAAGAGATGGAAGATAACTTGATCTCTATTAACAAGATCAAGATTTTACTTGCTGTTTCTGACGGTGAAGTAGATCCAGACTTCTCCCTTAAAGATTTATTGTTTGATGACGTTCCGGTTATGAATCAGGACGGAACATTAAACTTTCCAAACGTTAAAGCTGAATTTAGGCCTGGCACTCAGGATCAGCCATATATTCATGGCTTTGAGGATACAGCAAGCGAAGTAACAACGGCTCGCGATATTACTAACGATACGCCTTACGTTATTTCCGTTACCAATAAAAATCTTTCAGCGATCCGCATTAAAATTTTAATGCCTCGCGGTGTTACTCAGGAAGATAATGGAGATTTAACGGGTGTTAGTGTTGATTACGCTGTTGATATGGCTGTTGATGGTGGCGCATATAGCGAAATCTTAAAAGACAACATTAACGGTAAAACAATGAGCGGCTACGACAGAAGCCGACGAATTGATTTACCTGATTTTAATGATCGCGTTTTATTGCGTGTTCGCCGTATTACTCCAGACAGTACGTCTGCAAAAGTGACTAATTTAATCAGATTACAGAGCTATGCGGAAGTTATTGACGCCAAGTTCCGTTATCCGCTGACTGGCCTGGTTTATGTGGAATTAGATTCCGAATTATTCCCTAACCAGTTGCCGAATATCAGTACGCGTAAGAAATGGAAAATCATTAATGTTCCTTCTAATTATGATCCAGAATTTCGCACTTATTCAGGGTCATGGGATGGAACTTGGAAAAAGGCATGGAGCAATAACCCGGCTTTTGTACTTTATGATTTGATTACCAATCAGCGTTACGGACTCGATCAGCGTGAGTTGGGAATTGCAATTGACAAGTGGAGTATTTACGAATGCGCTCAATATTGCGACCAGATGGTTCCAGACGGTAAAGGAGGAACAGAGCCGCGCTATTTATGCGACGTTGTGATTCAAAGCCAAGTTGAGGCTTATCAGCTAATTCGTGATGTTTGCTCTATCTTCCGTGGAATGAGTTTTTGGAATGGTGAGAGCCTTTCTATCGTTGTTGATAAACCGCGCGAACCGTCTTACGTGTTCACGAATGACAACGTAGTTAACGGTGATTTCAATTACACGTTTGCCAGCGAAAAGAGCATGTATACATCATGCAACGTTATGTTTGATGATGAACAAAACATGTATCAACAGGACGTTGAAGCTGTATTCGAAACAGAGGCGGCGTTACGTTTCGGCTATAATCCGACAAGCATAACGGCGATCGGGTGTACTCGACGCAGTGAGGCGAATCGGCGCGGGCGCTGGGTTCTGAAAACCAACTTGCGCAGCACTACCGTAAACTTTGCTACTGGCCTGGAAGGTATGATCCCAACCATAGGCGATGTTATTTTGGTATCTGATAACTTTCATTCAAGCAACTTAATGCTGAATTTATCAGGTCGCGTTATGGAAGTTGCAGGTTTGCAGGTTTTTGTTCCTTTTAAGGTAGATGCGCGTCCAGGTGATCGCATTGTTGTAAACAAGCCAGATGGGAAACCAGTTGCGCGAACTATTTCCAATGTGAGCAGCGACGGCAAAACAATTGAATTAAACGTTGGTTTTGGGTTCGACGTTCAGCCTGATACCATTTTTGCAATTGAGCGCACCGATATAGCGCAACAGCGTTATGTTGTGACAGCTATAAGCAAGGGTGACGGTGAAGAAGAATTCACCTATTCAATAACGGCTGTTGAATACGATCCGAACAAATACGACGAGATTGATTTAGGCGTAAACATTGATGACCGTCCGACTTCAATCGTGCAGCCTGATATCTTGCCAGCGCCGGAAAACGTAGTTGTTACGTCATATTCTCGCATTGTTCAGGGCGTGAGCGTGGAAACAATGCACGTATCATGGGACAAAGTACCTTACGCATCGCTGTATGAAATGCAGTGGCGCAAGGATAACGGCAACTGGCATAACACGCCGCGCACCGCGAACAAGGAAACGGAAGTTGAAGGTATTTACGCAGGAAACTATCACGTAAGAGTAAGAACTGTTGCAGCCAATGGTTCAGCGTCAGGATGGTCTAAGATCGTAACTGCATCGCTGACTGGTAAAGTTGGCGAGCAGTCAAAGCCGATTAACGTTATCGCTTCAAATGATGAAGTTTTTGGTATTCGCATCAAATGGGGTATGCCGGAAGGAAGCGGAGACACTGCATATATTGAGTTGCAGCAAGCGCCAAACAGTTCAGAAGGGCATCCGATCGAGGATGGTGCTTCACTGCTTACGCTGGTTCCATATCCTCAATATGAGTATTGGCATAGTGTGCTGCCTCCTGCTTTCGTTAACTGGTATCGTGTGCGGTCTGTTGACAAGATCGGTAACGTTTCTGAATGGACTGATTTTGTGCGCGGCATGTCGTCTGATGATGTGAGTGAAATTATCGGAGATATCAAAGTTGATATTGAAGGATCAGAGGGTTATCAATTCCTGAAAGAAAACGCGATTAAGGCAAACGACAAAATTCATTCAAACGCAGAATCAACGATCGAGAATGCGTTAGCAAATGACAAAGATGTTCGCCGCATGCGTGTTGAGAACGGTAAGCGTAAAGCGGAGTTTGCGCAGTCACTAAAACTGATTGCAGATGAAACAGAAGCGCGTGTAACCCAGGTCACTCAAATGAGCGCGGAATTTGACGAGAAATTAACGGCTCAAAACAGCGAATTGAGAGAGGTTATTGCGAACGGTGACGAAACCATTAGCCAGAGCGTTGATCAGCTTAAAGCCGCGTTTGAGGGAGAAATTGACGGGGTTAAGCAGGATATCAGTTCACAGATTACAGAAGTGAATAAAGCAATCACTGACGAGAGCGAAGCGCGCGCGCAAGCTGATCAGGCGCTATCAACTCAGATTGGTGATACCCAATCAGCTATTAACCAGAAACTTGATTCATGGGTTAATGCTGATAGCGTTGGCGCGATGTACGGCGTTAAGTTGGGGATCCGGTACAACGGGCAGGAATATAGCGCAGGTATGGCTCTTTCTCTTGTCGCTGATGGTGCTGGTGTTAAATCACAATTCCTGTTTGATGCCGGACGATTTGCGATCATAAACAATGCTCAGAGCGGTTCGTTTACGCTTCCGTTTGTTGTTGAGAATAATGCTGTTTATATCAATAACCTGTTGGTTAAAGATGGAACGATTACAACCGCGAAGATTGCACAGCAAATCAATTCAACAAACTGGAATAGCGGTACTTCAGGTTGGATGATTAACAAAAACGGCGAGGCTGAATTTAACCAGGTAGTAGTAAGGGGTGGTGTTTATGCATCATACGGTCAATTCACCGGAACCGTTTACGCTACTGATGGGAGATTCACTGGCGCTGTTGAAGCAAGAAGTTTTATCGGTGATATCGCGATGTGTCGCTTGTTCCCTTCTTTCTCGTTACAAGTGAAAGATGGTGCTGATGCAAGGTCTATTTCTTACACTGACACGAAAGCAGGAAACTTGAAGGCTGTTTCACTTATCATTCCGGCAAGAGTTACAGCCGCTCCAACTGGTACAAAACGTATCACGCTAACCATTAACGGGAACTCTCGACAGTACGAAATGGGTAACGTTATTGGTGGTTCTGCTGGCGGTGCTCCGCTATGCTTTACCAACACAATAACGACATATGACCAAGTTGTTACCGCAGAAGTGAGAATGGATTTTAACCATTCAAGCTCAAGTGGTGCGGCTACTGTTGACGGTGGTTTTATGTTGATAACTCGCGCATAATAAAAAGGAGGCTTAAAGCCTCCTTTTCTTTTACTTGCAATTGTCTCCTGATATTCCTCCACGCATTAAGTTCTTATTCCAGCATTGAACTGATTCGCCCTTCTTGATTACCCGATCCTTAGACCAATCAGCA